ATTAGATACTGAACTATCTTCTCCAAGAGTTTTAAGGGCATCAATAATACCAGTGCCAATAATCTCTTTGACATTTTGAGAGGCAACTCCCAATTTAGCGATTGAACCAGCAAAAGTATTAGCAGATGCAGTAGCAGCACCCTTGAAGGTATCTGCTAGCTGATTAGTAATCTCATCAAAAGATTTGGTTTTAAGGTCTGCTTTAGATATGCCTACACCTAATTTAGATAGTGCAGTATTAGATCCAAGATAAGCCTTAGATAATGCTCCAGTTACTGCTTCTAAATCTTTGCCAGTAGCAGCGCTAATATCAAGCGAAAGACTAAGTAGTTTCTGAGTCTCAGCCGATGAACGTGTGGCAATAGCCAGTTTTTGATATGCAGGACGAAGTTTGTCATCGACTACACCGAATTCACTCTGGAGTCGCTGGATGTAGGATTCGGCCGAAGCAGCATCGCGCTCTAAACCAACATTTTTAAGAGCTAGGGCTAATTGCTTTTGAGCCTTCTGATCATCGGCTGCTGCTCTAACTGAAGCTTTAGCAAAGCCAAGAATCGCTGCTGTACCTAAACTGATTCCAAGAGTTTTGCCTAAACTTTTAGCAGACTTTGTGAGTTTTTCTGTAGCGGTATCTGCTTGCTTAAAGGCTTTAGCACCTGTGAACTCTGCTGCGACATCAATTAAAATGCTCATGCGGTTGCCTTCTTAAAGTCTTTGTTGGCTTTTTCAATAGCTCTTAATACACCATCTCGAGCTGCGCCTCTATCTTCATCATATGCACGAAATAGCACACGCCCACGCTCTTTGTTATCACCCTTGAACTCACCAGCATATTTACTGTTCTGAGTCTGGACGAACTTGCTAGATGGAGTCTTGCGCCCCATAGTCTCATAAATAGCACCAGCAGCAGTTTTGTTCATTAAACGGGCTAATGATCTAAAGCCTCTTTTGTTGGCCTTAGATGGAGAAGTCTTATATGAAATGCCTCGTCTAGCTGTGCTAGCATCATAAAGTGGAAACTTGCCAGTGTAATTCTCACGAGAACGCCATCCGCTAAGGATTGAGCCGTTGTCTGGCAGATACCCTTTAGCGACCTTCACAACAGGTTTTAAGGCTGCTGCAATCTCTTTTGGCATCTGCTTAGCCAAGTCAGGCGTATAGGCGCGTAGAGCCTTACGGAGTTCAATACCGCCCTTTACGCTTACTGGCATCTTGAATCTCCTTTGCTTCATCTTTGAGACCCTGCAACAAGGCTTGAAGCATTATTGGGTCTAACTCTAATAACTGCTGTGGCGGGATTTGCAATCTAATACTCAAGCGAGCGATTAGATAGGTGAAAGGCAAATCTCGCTTTAAGACAAAGGGTCTGAGTCCAGCACCTCAACATTTTTAAGTGTCTCGATAAACTCAACCCCGAAAGGCTTAACAGTTTCACCTGATCTGCGTAGAACTTCCCATGCAATCCAATAGACATCCGTCTGCTTCTCGTCATCACGAAAAGCCTTATGAAAGCCCTTTTTAGCGTATTGCTCAAACGCATACTCCACTGCTGGAGTAATCTCGCCTTCGATTACGCTTCCATCTGTACGAACTATCTTTAGTTTTGCCATGAGCTGCCCCTTTGTTTAATTGTTTAGAATGAACCTGTTGTTGCTACTGCAACTGTTGAGTTAGCAGTAAATGTGATTGACTGTGTGCCAACATCGCCAACAGCACCATTGATGTCTGTTGTGTTATTGATTAGGAGTGAAACAGTATAAAGCGGGTTAGTCGCTGAAACTGCTGTTCCCTTAGTCTGTAGGAATACAGCTGTGACTGTTGTTCCCCATGCAGCTTGAAGTGTCGCAAGGACATTCGCTGAAGCTGTGTCGTTTAGGAAGTCGATTGTTACAGATGATGATTCCAAGCCTTTAACAAACTTGTGAGCAGTGTCACCCATTGCAGTTACTTCAAGTTCATCGAATACGCGGTTGATTGTTACTGCTGTTACATGGTCGCTAAGATCAACTGAGTTAATCTTCACGCCCACATTATTATTTAGAAATACAGCCATGAGATTTATTCCTCGTCTTTCTTAGTAGGTGCTGGCTTTGGTGCTGGTGTGCTAACCTGCCCGATTTTCTTCAGGAAGGCTTCATTCTCTAATTCCCACTCGGACATATTAACTCCAACTTGTTAGGATTGATACGGACATCTCGCAGCTGAGAAGGTCTCCCGAAGCAGCATTGAGAACACTAGGTGCGCTTATCGCACTTACATTATAGACCAGAGAAGATACAGCGAGTTTGTTAAACACTCCAACTACGAAATCTTCTATGCCGTTAAGGTTGCCTTCATTATCGAAAAGTGGAGTTGTAATAATGAGCTTGAAATTGGCAGTAGGGCTAATGGTAATGTGCTGGTTATTGTTAGGTGAGATGTATGGATCATCTGGACTGACGATAACTGAGTTAGCCAATACTGTGGCAGGCGGAAATGCAAAGGTTTGCCATTTTGTGTTATCGACTAGAGCTGTGGCTAATGTCGTTCTAAGAGTAGTAAGAGCAACTGTCATTATCCCACCATCGAGCGTGGGTCTAGTGCGTGGGCTATCAATCCTCGCACCTTAGCGAGGAGCTGTGCGCTCATTCGGTAAGGGGAAGGCTGGAAATCGACAAGGTTAGAACCTGAAAGGGTAGCGGTTCTAGCCTGCCAGATTTCTGTGCTTACCATTACGGCAGCATTTTGAACAGCAGCGTCTAAAGTCCAGTCAGTTGTAATATCGCCAGTAACTAAACCAGCAGGAAAAATTGTGTTCTTATCTATTGCACTTGCAGCACTTATTGTGTATGTAATTGAATAATCACTTATTGCTGTTATTGTTTTTGTGCCATTCCAAGCTGAACCACAATTAGTAATAACTACTGAATCTCCAACAATAAATTCATGTATATCATCAAAATAAAGTGTTGCACTTGTTGTTGTCTTAGAATGAGCTGTTGCAAAAGCTGTTTTAACTGCAAGCATTGGAAGCAGGACTGCATCTGCTGCGTCACACACTTCCTGAATTGTTGCGTCCGAATATAAGGAACCTACGCCAAGTACGCTTTTAAGTTCAGCTACTGTGCAAAGTGACATTCCGATTCCTTTCTAAAGACTCTGGGGAGTAGAGGGCTACTACTCCCCAGAGCGACTTAGTGTTCCTTACTTATTAAGTAAGGTTAAAGCGGCGTACGCCTTTACCTGATTTGCCAACGTAAATTGCAAGATAACCATATAGTGCAATCTGGATTTGACCAGTTCCAAGTAAATTAACGCGAAGTTCGGTTGCTGGTGATTCCCATGTATAAACAGAACCTGGAGCAACTAGGAACATTGAATCATCAATGACGCCTGCAGTTGTGATGTTGTGATCCACAATGAGGTCTGTACCAAGTACGTTTCCAACATTTGATCCAACTGAAACTGCACCTGAATTGTTTTGAGGATTTGCTGCTGCGTATAAAGGACGCTTGTTGTCATCTGTGTAACCCATTAAGGCTGCCCAAACATCAGTTGATGCTACTAGCTTGCTGGCGTACTCGCCGCCAGTTCCCTTGTATGCTGCTGCTGATTCAGTTGCAATAAATGACTGAACTCCTGCTGCTGTTGCAGCTGTTGTTGCAGCTGCTGTTCCTGAAGTTCCAAACGCAGAAATAAGCGCTGTATCTGTCGCCTTTTCGTATGCCTTGCGAAGTTCTGCCATAAGAACTTCCATGAACGCAGGAGAACTTCTGTCAATGAGCTCAAAAGATACCTCGTTGAGGCCACTGTACTTCTGAATCGAAATCGTATCATAGGCGCTTGTCATTCCAGTTTCTGATGTTGCTGCGCCTTCATTAACTGCTGCAACTGTTGGTGCAACGTTTGCTGATGAAGCATTTGTGTAAAGGCGTGGAATGGTAAATGACATTCCTGTGATTCCTGCAAGTGATCCGCGAGTTACAGCATTGAACGCTGGGCGTCCTGAGAATGTATCTGTTAAGAATGTGTTGAGGTGTGAAGGTAATGTCAAGCCTGTGTTTGTTGAAGTTGAATCATCTGCTGCAAGAACTGTGCGACGCGCTGCATCGTCACCCATTGCTGCTTTGATGTTTGCTTCTAGATATTGTGCTGATGAAATTGGTGCAATGCGCTCTCGCACATTAGTAACTGCAACTGTTGG